CAGAAGCTACGAAAGCTAAGCGTAGATCGTTTAAAGCACGACACGCTAAGAATATTGCGAAAGGCAAAATGTCAGCAGCATATTGGGCGGATAAAGTAAAATGGTAAACATTAAATATTTAATTGATATAAACGGTACGTCAGAAAGAAACTACCTACTGGATCCAGTACATAAGTTCGGATTCAACCCAGCCCTGGCCTCGAACGGTTATGAGACTATTTGGAATACCGGAGGCTTATATCCTTGGGCTTCTTGGGCAGGTGCTGCAAAAGCTATCTTCGCAAAGAGCGCAGAAGGCGCCGATACAGGCGAAATAACTGTAGAAGGCTTAGACGGGAACTATAATAAAGTAACTGAAACTAAGACTATGACAGGTGCGACTGCTGTACAACTTTCTAATACTTATAAAAGAATAACAAGAGCCTCTTATACAGGTAGCGCAAATGCAGGAGATATTACTCTTCATATTGGTTCCGGTACAGGCACCGTAGTTGCTACTTTAGAGGCAGGTCTGGGCCAGACTCAGCTTGGCATTTATACTATACCTGCGGGGTTTACTGCGTATCTTTTAAACTATACCGGTTCTGTTGGTAAAAATGACGATGCAACGTTACGTTTGTTTACTGCCGATGGAGGAGTAGAAGCCCAAGACTTTCAGATTCTTAGTGAGATTAAGATATATGAAAGCACCTTCAGACAGGATCTAGCGTTTGGTGCAAAATTACCAGAAAAGACTGATATAGACTTTAGAGCGATCACCTCCTCAGCAGGGTCAGAGCTAATAGTAAACTTTGAACTTATGTTAGTAGATGAATCAAGGGAGTATATACCAAATTGAGTACTGAATTTCATCCAGCAGACACAAACGGAGATGGCAAGGTATCTAGCGCAGAAGAGGCTATGTACCTTGAGGCTCGACGAAAAGAATTAGAAGATCAAGACGCTATGCGAGATGCGCAAAGAAACATGGCCTGGTTTGCACTTGGTGGAATGTTACTTTATCCCTTCGCTGTAGTAATTGCGGAACTAGTAGGTTTGGAGAATGCGTCAAAGACTCTGGGAGACATGGCTCCTACCTACTTTGTTTCCGTAGCCGCTATTGTTGCAGCGTTTTACGCTAAAGAAGCCGTAGGTAAAAAATAATGTTTAAAGAACAAGTTGATAATTTAAATAAAAACTGGAAGTACCGGTATGACAAAGAGCAGTTTCATACTTACGAGTATTGGACTATATTGAAAGAAGCTCCTTATGAAGGAGACTGCGAGGACTACTCCCTAACTCTTCTTTATAATATTAACAATAAGTCTATGAAAGGTTTTTGGAGAGACATATTAACTTTTAAAGCCAAGATGCGGTTTTGTAGAATTGGTGGAGAAGGTCATGCAGTATTACAATACGATAATATGTATATCGACAATATACAACGAAAATGGACAACACGAGAGGCTTTAGAGGAGAAAGGTTATGAGTTTTCAAGAATACCATATACCCCTGTTGGAGTCTTTGCACGATTATACTTTATAGGAAGAATTAAATGGCAGTTGAAATAAGTCGGAGAGATGTAATCTCCGACGAAATAGTCGAATTAACATCTGAGGCAAGGTTTCTCAAACTCCCCGTAGCTCCTTATTTGGATCTACTAAATATCACACCTCTACCTTCGCAGATAGCAATTATCAATGCGGTGAATAACCCTAAGTATCGTTTTATCTCTGCGGCTATTTCTAGACGTCAAGGTAAGACATACATTGCGAACATTATTGGACAGCTTGTGTCTCTAGTACCAGGCTCTACAATCTTAATCATGTCTCCTAACTACTCCTTGTCTCAGATTTCTTTTGATCTACAAAGGAACTTGATTAAGCACTTTGATCTAGAGGTTACAAAAGATAACGCCAAAGATAAAGTGATCGAAATATCCAACGGCTCTACAGTACGAATGGGTTCTGTAAACCAGGTTGACTCTTGTGTAGGTCGTTCTTATGATCTTATTATCTTTGACGAAGCCGCACTTGCAGATGGCAGAGACGCTTTCAACGTAGCACTCCGACCTACCCTAGATAAACCAAATTCAAAAGCAATTTTTATCTCTACCCCACGGGGACGCAATAACTGGTTCTCTGAGTTCTTCATGCGAGGCTTTTCAGATGAGTTTCCAGAGTGGTGCAGTATTCGTGCAACTTATAAAGATAATCCGCGTATGTCTGAGAGCGATATTTCAGAAGCACGAAAGTCTATGTCAGAGGCAGAGTTTAAGCAGGAGTACGAGGCCGACTTTAATACTTATGAAGGTCAAATCTGGAACTTTAATTTCGAGACTCAGGTGCAAGACCTTGCTAGTTTTGATACTAGAAGAATGGATGTGTTTGCCGGCCTCGATGTCGGTTTTAGAGACCCAACCGCAATGTGTGTAATTGCTTACGATTGGGACGCAGAGAAGTTCTATTTACTAGACGAGTACTTTAATAACGAGAGAACCACAGACCAGCATGCAGAACAGATCCAAAAACTCATTGATCGTTGGGATATTGATTATATTTATATTGACTCAGCTGCTCAGCAAACAAGGTTCGATTTCGCGCAGAACTATGGAATATCAACTATTAACGCGAAGAAATCTATCATCGACGGAATTGGCCATGTTGCAGCCATTATCGACAACGACGCCCTCTTTGTTGATCAAGCTGCGAAGGAATCGCTCGCCTGTGTAGATGCCTATCAGTGGGATCCAAATCCTAACCTAGTACGCGAAAAGCCAAAGCATAATATGGCATCGCATATGGCGGATGCACTTCGATATGCGCTCTACTCATTTGTTACTGCGAATCAATCCTTCTAGCGATACCTAGTGAAAAATAGTTATTGACAAGTGACCTTAAAGTAGATATAATTCTTCTATTGAAAAAATCAAGAACCGGAACCAAAATGCCTAAGCTAAAACGCGATGTAGTAAAGTATGTAAGGGACAAAGCAAAGTCCAAGTACGAAAAAGCGACAGAGTGTCGTATTTGTGGCGAAGCAGAACAACTTGATTTTCACCATTTTTATAGCCTGACTCCATTGTTGAATCAGTGGCTTACTAAGAATAGGCATAATCCTGAGTACATAATGGCACTTAGGGACGACTTTATAGAAGAGCATCATGCTGAGCTATATGACCACACAGTAACACTGTGTCATACACACCACTTAGGCCTTCACAAAATATACGGCAAAGACCCCGCGCTAGGGACTGCAAAGAAACAAATGCGCTGGGTAGAGATTCAAAGAGAGAAACATGGCTTGGTATAACCCTTTTGAAAAGACAGTAGTGGAGACGGTTGAGAAGCTCAACCCTATTCAGCAGTACGTCCAGGAAATTAACTCAAGCAGAGAAGACCACACTAGCTATGAAAGGTTCTACGAAGAACTAGAGATTGTTAATCGTGGTGTGAATATGATCGTTGATGATGTTGCTGAGATTCCCGTACGTATAGGCGACGCTACCAAAGGACAAAATATCGTAAAAGGTCTTAAAAAATCTAAAGTTGATCTCTTACTTAACAAAGAGCCTAACCCTTTTCAAGATATAAATACGTTTAAACGTAACCTAGTTACAGACTATCTTTTAGACGGTAATATCTTTATATACTTTGATGGCGCACATCTATATCATATACCTGCCGATAACGTTACTATTCATAGTGACACAAAGACTTATATTGAGAAGTATACGTATAACGATGTAGACTACTCTCCAGATGAGATCATCCACATCAAAGAAAACTCCTTCTACAGCACCTACCGTGGCGTTTCTCGTTTGAAGCCTGCTGTGCGTACAATGAAGATTATTCGTGCTATGCGTACGTTCCAAGATAACTTTTTTAATAACGGTGCTGTTCCTGGCTTAGTGCTCAAGTCACCTAATACTCTTTCAGATCGCATTAAAGAGCGTATGATGGCCTCTTGGCAGGCTCGTTACCGTCCAGACAGTGGCGGACGTAGACCTCTTATTCTTGATGGTGGCTTAGAAGTAGACTCCATCTCTGATACAAATTTTAAGGATTTAGACTTTCAAAACGCAATCTTAGAAAACGAGAAGATTATTTTGAAAGCTCTCGGAATCCCTCCAATCCTTTTAGACTCTGGTAATAATGCTAACATTCGCCCAAATTTACGTTTGTACTATTTGGAGAGCATACTTCCTATACATCGAAAGATGAATTATGCACTAGAGAGATTTTTTGGTTTCGAGATTAAGGAAGATGTTACAGAGATACCTGCTCTTCAACCAGAGCTACGAGATCAGTCAGCCTACTATACTTCTTTAGTAAATGGAGGTATTATTACTGCAGCAGAAGCCAGAGAGCGTCTAGGCTTTCAAGAAATTGACAATACACAAGATATTAGAGTTCCTGCAAACATAGCAGGTTCCGCAGCCAACCCCGACGAGGGTGGAAGACCACAAGAGGATACAGAAGATGGCAGTGACTAACACTAGAAAGAAAAACCGAATTGTAAGAGAGGTAGGAATGTACTTTGCAGAGCAAGGTAAAGTTTCTACTTTCTACGAATATAAATCAGATGGCAAACGACCTAAGGGTATGAGCCCTAAATATATAATGAGTAATTTTAAGGGGTGGGAACACTTCCTACAGTATTTTAAACTACTGGAACCAGAACTTTGGAATCTAGCTAATGGCATCAAGCCTGAGCCAGTTAAGCCAAAGCCAGTTGTAAAGAAGCCAGCTGTAAAAAAGCCAATAGCACCTGCTAAGCCTAAAGTTGCTAAGCCTGCTAAAGTTAAAGTAGAGAAATAATATGAATAAGATTTTTAATCTAACTTCTACCTTTAAAGCTG